CAGGCTTCCGCTCCCGCTCCTGTGGAAGCCCTCCCCGCCCCCATGGAGGCGAACGCCCGGCAGTCCATCGCCTCGATCCGACGCTCCATCTGGCTGCTCATGGCGGACCTGGAACAGATGCAGCCCGACGGCCGCGGGGGCCTTGCCGACGACCTGGGCCTGCTCGATGCCGCCGCCCACGCTGCCGCGTGCCTAGCCACCGGAAAGCTGCAGATCGCCTGACCCACCTCCTCACGCTGAAAGGAAGCCCCATGAAAGACCGCCGGCAACTCCACATCGGCCACAACTACCACGACCGCCGCAAGCAGCTCTGGGACCGCCGCCAGCACACCAGCGTCCTCCGGATCCTCTGGATCCCCCTGGACCGGCTGTTCTTTGAATGGCGCAAGGTCAAGCTCCCGTGAGCATCTCCCGCACACAGCCGCCGCGAGGACCTCCGAAGCGATTCCCCGCCTCCTTCTTCCCCATTCCCATCCTCACGGAGAAACCATGGACTTCATCTATGGATTAGCAGCAGGAATCATCATCGGCCTCATTGGAGGCGCCCTGATCTGGCGCAAGAACGGCCAGAAGATCGAAGCGGGCGTCGACGCCGTCGCGGACGCAGCGAAGGACGTGAAGAGCAAGCTCTAGCCGCAGTTGGCGAACCAGCCTCGCGCTCCCCGTGGGCGCGAGGCTATCAAGCCCTCCGATATTTCCGATATCAGGAACCTCAAAACCCAGTTCTAGCGCCGTTTTGGAGAGATCCAATGAAAATCTTGACGTTACTCATCGAGTGCTCAGACGACCACGCTCCGGAGGTGTTCCGCGAGTTATCGGAGGAGCTCAAACCCGAGGGATTCATCAGCGCAGACGAAGAGACCTTAACCATCCGTGTTCGCTCCTGCCGCGAGTAGCTCCTGTCCAGGAGGGACACCCATGGCTGAGTATTCGCACGTCGCCATCATCCGGAGTTGCATTGAGGCCCTGCCCGCCAGCGGGATGGACGAAACCATGCTGATCTCGTTGGATGCCATCCAGGACCACCTAGATGAGATGGCGCGATGGATCCGGGACGCCCAGCCGCTCGTGGCCGCAGGACTCAGAGAGCCGAAGGCCACAACCCAGGAATACGCCCGTCATCTCGGAAACCGCGCCGACCTTCTATTCCGAGGCTGACGTCATCATCTGCATTCCCTTTCACTTGCACGAGTTCTCAACAATTTTGGCGGATTCCGATGACCACACCCGATCCCACCCGCAGCAAGGACCTCGCCCGGATCCACCTGGCCAAGAAGGAGTTGGGGCTGGACGACGACGCGTACCGGACCCTGCTCCAGGGCCTCGTGAAGAAGACCAGCGCGGCGGACCTGACGGCCCGGGAGCGCTGGCATGTCCTGAAGGCGCTGGAACGCCTGGGGTCCAAATCCGCCCAGGCCAAGCGCTTCCCGGGCCGCCCGGCCATCGTGCCCCTCGACAAGGCGGCCCTCATCGGCAAGATCGAAGCATTCCTGGCCGAGGCCAGGCGGCCCTGGAGCTACGTCAATGCCATCGCCTGGCGCATGTTCAAGCGGAACCTGGTCCAGGATTGCGATGCGGACGAACTGCGCCGCATCGTGGCCGCCCTGAACTACGACGCCAAGCGGCACGATCGAACGTACTAAGAAAGGCAGATCGTACGAGTTGAAGCTTCCGGCTAAGGCGCTCAATTGATCCGTTTAGTCTCAATCTAGCAGACGAACACCACCTAACGGATCTGCCTGGGCGACCTTTTTCATCGATGGGTCGTAGTAATAGATATTTCTCGGGCCGTTGTTCAGCACACAATCTGCATCAGCTATCGAACGGACGAATCGCAATAATGAGTTCTTGTCTTCAATATAGCTTTTCATCTCCACAACCAGATGTGGCCCTTCTTCGTAGATATGATGCCCCCTTTTTGCAGTATCCATGAGTACGCGGGCGGATTCGCGTTGCTCTTTTGAATATGCCGGAGCGGCTGGAGCCGTAGCTGGAGCTGATATGAGTGGTTGCGGTCTGGGGCTCGCAGGGGATGACGGAGAGAACACAAGCATGTTGATGACATTCTTGATCACAAGCAGCCCAACAACTAGGCCGACGACAAACAGCCAGGTAGGAATATTTGATTTCATGACGCGTCCCCCATGGTTTATGACCAGCATACACGCGCCAAACCAGCCGCAAGTTTTTTTGGAGAATTTCATGAATTTCGTTGAATTCAGCCTGTGCCGGGGTATGCTCCCTCTCGGAGCTTCTAACTCCTGTCACAGGACGAACGGCACCCCATGCCGGGAGTCACGCGAATACAACACCCCAGTGCGGGGGAATAAGCGGGCCCGACCTGTGCGGGTTAGAAGCTCCCGGTTCCAGGTGCCGATCACCTGGGCAGGCAAACACGGGCTTCTAACCCGTCAATACACAGGAGGTGCCGCATGAGCGCGGAGCTTCGTCATATCGACTTCCACGGGAAGCCGGTTCCCGTTCTCCTCCAGGAGGATGGCGAACTGTTCGTTCCGATGCGTCCTCGGGTGGAAACCCTGGGGCTTAGCTGGGGGAGTCAAGCTGCCAAGTTCCGGTCCAATCCCCGGAAGTGGGGGGTGTCGATGATCGACACAGTTGCCGCTGATGGCCGCTGCCGCGAGGTTCTCTGCCTCCCCCTTCGGAAACTGGATGTTTGGCTCCTGAACCTGGAACCCAGCCGGGTGAAGCCCGAGTTCCGGGAAGAACTGGAGCGGGAACAAGACGAACTGTCCGAAGTCCTGTGGGCCTATCGCATGACCGGCGCCGCCATCCGGCCCGAGGTCCGAGCTGCCGCGCCGGAGGCGACCCGGACGCTCTTCGACGAGATCGAGGCACTGACCGGCCTGGACCCGGAACCAGCTCAGCCTGGCGCCAACCGCCCCCTGGCGCCCTGGCAGGTCCGCTGCATGGAGGCTCGGGCAACGGTGCTGGGCTTCCTGCTGGAGCTGGCCCAAGAGATGGGCGTGGAGCGGGCCATCGCCCGCCTGGTGGACGATGCCGACGCCCAGCGCCTGCCCGAGGCCGTCCAGGCGGCCATTCCCCTGGCCAATGCCCGTGCCGGGACTTCCGGCGAGCGAACCGTGAGCCGCCGCACCCTCCAGCGCTGGATGGCCAACGAACGGGACGGCCTGGACCTGGCGCCCATGGCCCCGGAGCGGCCCGAGCCCGACTGGGCCGCGCCCTTCCTGGACCACTTCCACCGCTCCGGCAGCATCGCCCAGGCCCTGCGTCAGCTCCAGGGGCAACTTCCTCCAGGGAGCACACCTCCCAGCTACGACGCCGCCCGGCGCATGGCCCGCAAGGACACGGCCCCGGTCAGCCGCGTCGTCGGCGCCCTTACAGGCGAGTTGATCCAGCAGCTCCGCAGCCTCTTCGGGGACGAAGGCGCCCGGCAGAGCCTTCGCCGCATGTTCCCCGCCTACTTCCTGGAAGGAGGTGCGCGATGACGGCTAACGCCACGAAGTTGCACGATCAAGCACTGGAAATGGGCAGCCTCGGCGCACCATCTTTGGGCATCCGCGAGGTTCCCATGCCCGATCCAATCGATCCCGCTTTCGCCCTGATCACCGCGTCCGAGACCATGGACCAGATCGCCGACGAACTGGAGGCCGTCCAGGCCCTGGTCACCGCCCCAGGCGAGGTCTGCGGAGCCGAGACCAAGGTGTCCCTGACCCTCACCACCCGGCAGGCCCGGGGCCTCGGCGCCTGCCTGGGGCACCTGGTCGACCAGCTCCGCGCGGCCTCCGTGGACGCGCTGACCAACAGCGACCTGGCCAAAGCCGGTTGAAAGATCCGCCGGCACGGACGAGCCCCGCACGCGCGGGGCTTTTTCGTGCCCCTCCGCGACGCCGTGACGGATTTACTTGGGCGAAATGTCCCTCAGCGGGCGAGAGTTCATTGAGCAGGGGGGGCCATGGCTGAGTATCCGGAAGTCTTGGAGGACCTGGGGGGCATGCTCGGAGACGCTCTCGTGAGGCATGGCCTCAAGAAGGACGCGGCCTCCGAGATCGCCTGGGAGGCCGTCGAGGGCGTGCGGAGGTCCTGGGGCGGGCAGCAGGTCTACATCCCCCGGGGCGAGGAGTGGGCCCGGGCCACGCGGGACCAGGAGATCTACGCCCTGTTCCAGTTCGAGAAATGGCCCTACCTCGCCCTGGCGCGGAAATACGACCTGACCGAGATGCGCGTCCGGCAGATCATCCATCGCGTGAAGTCGCAACGCTGCCAGCGGATCGAGCCCCGGGGCGGTCTCTTCCCGGTCGAAGACCTGGCCTGATGAAAGGGTTTTGAAAGCAAGTCGCGCCCGCGCGGGCGAGGGTGGGGTTTTCGGAGGATCCCATGTCTCGTCACGGGTGCATGCTCGGCCGGACGGTACTCATCAGGCTGGATGAGCAACTGGCGGCCAAGGCCAACGAGATCCACACCATATCGGGCGTGTTGTGCCTGGGGAACGCGCACAAGGCCGGCGACGTTCTCCCCATGATCATCGTCCGCGAGTGGAGCCCCGGCATGGTCAACGGCCAGGTTCTGCTGGACGGCCAGGGATCACTCTGGGTCGCCAGCGTCTTCGAGGGCGTTGAACTGCGCCAGTGGCGCGAGATGGGAGAATGACCATGGACCGGATCAAGGACTTCCTGATCACATCGCTTGCCGCCATCTGGCACTTCCTGGTGGGGCGAGCTGGCTTCGATCTCGACAAGAAATCGAGGAACCGCATGGGGTTGGCCCTCCTGCTTGTGGCCTGTGCCACGGCCTGGGTCACGGTCAAGGTGCTCGCGGCCTGGTCCGTGCTCACCCCATCCCCCGACAGCCCCGCCTGGGAGCTGGCCCTCCAGGCCAGGCTTCTGCTTTTCCGCGCCCGGGCGGTGCTGGGACTCGCGCTGGTGGTCGTGGGCCTGGCCTGGGTGGTCTTCCTGCTGCTGGACCGCACTCGGCTGGGCAAGCGCCTCTGGCACTGGTCTCCCGGCATGGATTCCGACGCGACCTCGGCGGCCAAGACCCTGGTGGCGGGGGGCGCCTTCGTGGGTCTCCTGCTGACCTTCGGGTGGCTCGCAGGGCAGGTGCTGCGGTGATGCGCATCCTGCTCGTTTTCCTGGCCGGGCTCTTCGCCTGGCCCTCCGTCCCCTACGAGTCCGAGTTCCGCGCCGTCGCAGGGCCGCGCTGGATCGACCGATCCGCCCAGGTGAAGGCGGAGAGCCTCTTCCGGCCCACGGTCACCGCGCCCGACGGCGGGATGGGCCTGGCGCAATTCATGCCAACGACCTGGGCCTGGGCCAAGGCCCAGGGCTGGGTTCCGGCAGAGGCCAGCGCCTACATCCCCCACTGGGCCATCACGGGCCAGCATGCCTACATGACCTGGCTGGAGGCTCGGACGGAGGGTCACCTCAACCCCGCCCTGGGCGCCTACAACGCCGGGCTGGGGTCCGTCCGGAAGGCCCAGCGCCTCGCCGAGCAACTGGGCCTCGCGGGCCGTGACGCCTGGCTGGAGGCGCTGCCGCGGGTGACGGGGCCTCGGAATGGCGCCATCACCCGCGCCTACATCGCGCGGAACCAGAGATACCGGCGCGAGATCGGAGGCCAGCCATGACCAAGAACCTCCTGATCGCCCTCGGCCTTCTGTCCCTGCTGGCTGTCGGCCTCGGCCTCTATGGTCGCCGCCAGCACCTCCGGGCAGACCAGGCCGTGCAGGCCCTTGTCATGGCAGAGCAGGACGGCCAGAGGCTCCGTACGGAGTTGAAGGCCCAGGCCGCCGCCGTGGCGGCCCTGCGCAAGGCCGGGGAGGCCCAGGTCCAGCGGGTGCGCCAGGCGGGAGATGATGCGGGCCGGGCCCGCCGGGCGGGGGAGATCCAGGTCCAGCGGATCCTCATGGCCGTGGCGCCGGAGGATCCGGACGGCCTCGCCGCCTGGGGGGCCGCCCAGGCCCAGGACCTCAACCGCCGCCTGGAGGCCGTCCCATGAAGCGCCTGGCCCTGCTGCTCCCCATCCTGCTCCTGGCCTGTGCCAAGCCCAGGACGGACCCCATCGTCATCCATGAGCCCGTGGCGGCCCCCTGCCCACCGCCCACCATCCCCGCGCGGCCCGCCATGCCCTCGGCCCAGCTCCATCAGACCCCGGCCCTGGGCGACCTGGTCAGGGCCCTGTTGGCCGACCGGGAAGCCCTCGCCGCCTGGGCGCTGGACTTGGAGCGGCGATTGCGGGCCTATCTCAAGGAGGAATGATGAGCCTCACGCCAGAAGACTTGGCGAAGATCCGCGCCATTGTTCAGGAAGGGATCGAGGCACCCCTATCCCCCATCGATATCCACCTGGATTCCGCAACGGTTCTAAAGACGCTCGATTCCCCCGAGGCCACTCGGGTCATTGCGGCTCAGGCGAACAGGATTCTTGGAGGATCGATATCGAAGGCCCAGGACCGAGCGTTTGCAGCAAACATAAATCTGACCATAGCTGGTTCACCGATTCTTGTTGGGTCCGCGAGGCATTCTGGAGCACAAGGGCTCGCAGGCGCATGGTCTCGCTGGCGTCGGTGGTTCCTCCAGGGTGCGCGAGCGCCACTTGAATGGCTGCGAGCTCTCGCAGGATCACTTGGTTTCCTGCGGCGGCGATCACGGAAGCCTGGAGCGTCGCCCGGAGCATCGTCATGACTTCGCCAAATGGTTCCACTACGTCCATGGGGTCTCCCTGTTGGCTGATTCGCACCTCCCATCATAGGCCCCGCCACTCCTCTCCTCAGGAGTCCCGATGACCCGACCCAAGCGGCAAGTTACTCCCGCCAGCTGCCCCGGCTGCCAGATGAACCCCCAGGACCTGGGCGAGATCAAGGGCACGCTGAAGATGATCCACGAGACGCAGAAGGATCACGGCACCAAACTGGACGCCCTCGACGGCCGCCTCCGGGCCGTCGAGAACAAGTCGGCGACCATCTCGGCGGGGATGGGCGCCGCCGCCGGCCTGCTCATGGCCACTTGCGTGGAGCTGGTCCGGACCGCACTGCGGAGGTCCTGATGGCCTATCCGCCCGAACTCCGCAAGAAGCTGCGCGCCTGCTATTGCCACGACGGCCTGGGCCTGGAGCAGGCCGCCCAGAAGCTCAAGATCAACCCGCGCACGGCGTCTCGCTGGAAGCAGGAGGCGGCGGAGGCGGGCGACGACTGGGACAAGGCCCGGGCGGCCTCCCTGCTGGCGGGCGAGGGCGCGGAGGCCGTGAGCCGGTCCGTGCTGGAGGAGTTCCTGAAACTCTTCCAGTCCACCATCGAGGACATCAAGCGGAACAAGGAGTTGAAGCCCCTGGACAAGGCGGAGGGCCTCTCCCGGCTCTCCGACGCCTACGCGAAGACCATGCGCTGTATCCAGAAGAGCAGCCCCGAGCTGTCCCGCCTGGCGGTCGCCAGCGAGGTCCTGCAGCTCCTGGCCAAGTTCGTGCGCGAGCATTGCCCCCAGCATGCCCACGCCATCCTCGAAGTCCTGGAGCCCTTCGGAGAGGAGCTGGTGAAGGTCTATGGCTAAAGGACCCTCCAGGCGCGAGTTCCGGGAGACCCTGAAAGCTCTGGCTGAGGGGTTCCGCCGGGACATCGAGGCCCAGGTTGCTGGCTTCGACCCGGACCCGAAGGCCCAGGAAGCGCGCGTCGCGAGGGCCGAGGAGGACTTCGCCTTCTTCTGCCGGGAATACTTCCCGCACTACGTCAAGTCCGCGCCCAGCCACATGCACGAATGGCTCTTCGAGCGCCTGCCGCGCCTGGCGCGCGAGCGGAAGGGCAAGAAGCTGGCCCTGGCCGCCCCCCGCGGCGAGGCGAAATCGACCATCTGCACGCAGCTCTTCGTACTCTGGTGCGTGATCTTCGGCTTCTACTGGATGATCCCGCTGGTGATGGACACCTTCGAACAGGCCGCGGAGCTACTCGAAGCCATCAAGGCGGAGCTGGTAGCCAATCCGCGCCTCCTGATGGACTACCCTGCGGTCACCGGCGAGGGCCGGGTCTGGCAGGCCGGGGTCATCGTCACGCGGAACAACCGGAAGATCCGGGCGGCCGGCTCCGGCAAGCACCTGCGCGGCATGAAGCACGGCCCCTACCGCCCCGATCTGATCCTGCTCGACGACATCGAGAACGACGAGAACGTGAAGAGCCCCGAACAGCGGGACAAGCTCCAGGGCTGGCTCACGAAGGCAGTTCTCAAACTCGGAGCCGCGGACGATTCGATGGACGTGGTCTACGTGGGCACGGTGCTCCACTACGATTCCGTCCTGGCCCGAACCCTCAAGAACCCGCTCTGGGAGCGGCGGACCTTCAAGGCCGTAATTGAGTGGCCGCACCGGATGGACCTCTGGGACAAGTGGGAGGAGATCCTGCTGAACGAGGGGGATGACGCGGCCAATGCGTTCTATTTGGCGCGTCAATCCGAGATGGACCGGGGCGCGGTGGTCTCCTGGCCCGCCATGCGCCCCATCGAGAAGCTCATGCGGATCCGGGCCCGTGACGGCCATTCCAGCTTCGATTCGGAGCTGCAGAACGACCCCCTGAGCGACGAGGACGCCCCCTTCAAGGTCACCTTCTGGGTAGCCGAGAACCCGCGCTGGATCTTCTTCGGGGCGGTGGATCCGTCCATGGGCAAGAACGGCCAGGGCCGGGACCCGTCCGCCATCCTGGTGGGCGGCATGGACCGCGAGACCGGCGTTCTGGACGTGGTGGAGGCCACGGTCTGCAAGCGCCTGCCGGACAAGATCATCGAGGACATCATCGCTGCCCAGCAGCGTTGGCACTGCCTGGCCTGGGTCGTGGAGGCCGTGCAGTTCCAGGAGTTCTTCCGGACCGAGCTGGTGAAGCGGAGCGCCGCGCGAGGGATCCCCGTCCCGGCCCGGCCGGTGACCCCTCACACGGACAAGCAGCTCCGCATCGAAAGTCTGACTCCCCACGTCAACAACAAGCTCATCCGCTGCCACCCGAGCCAGAGCACCCTTCTGGAGCAGCTCCGGCACTGGCCGAAAGCGGACCACGACGATGGCCCTGATGCCCTGGAGATGCTCTGGAAGGTGGCGCTGGCCGGAGCGGCCGTCTACGACTACCGGCCGGTGAGGCGCTCCGGGAGGGCCGGACTGAGGGACAAAGGAGCCTACTGATGGCCAAGCTGTATGACGCCTACGGAAATCTGGTGGACCTGGGTCGTCTCCGCGAGGAGGTGGCCGCCCCCAGCCTGCTGTCGGTCCGGTCCATCTGGAGCGAGCACCCGACCCGCGACCTTGCGCCCCAGAAGCTGGCCCGCCTGCTGCTGGACTCGGAGGAAGGGGATCCGGAGTCCTACCTGGCGCTGGCCGAGGAGATGGAGGAGAAAGACCTGAACTACCGCAGCCAGCTCGGCACCCGGAAGCTGGCCTGCGCCGGCCTGCCCCTGGTGGTGGAGGCCGCCAGCGATGAGGCTCTCGATCAGAAGGCCGCCGACCTGGTGCGCGACGTGCTGCAGACCGAGGAGATCGAGGATGTCTTCACGGACATCCTGGACGGGCTCGGCAAGGGCTTCTCCGTCTGTGAGATCGGCTGGGATACCTCCGGGCGGGCCTGGACGCCGTCCCGGCTCTCCTGGCGGGACCCGCGCTGGTTCACTTTCGACCAGGTCGATGGCCGAACCGTTCGGCTGAAAGAGCCCTCCGGCCCCGTCCCGCTGCCGCCGTTCAAGTTCCTCGTCCACCGGCCCAAGCTCAAGAGCGGCCTGCCCATCCGGGGCGGGTTGGCGAGGGCTTCCGCCTGGAGCTACCTCTTCGCCAACTACGGGCTGAAGGACTGGGTCGGCTTCTGCGAACTTTTCGGCCAGCCCGTGCGCGTGGGGAAGTACCCGGTGGGCGCAGGCGAGGACCAGATCAAGATCCTGGAACAGGCCGTGCGCGGCATCGGCTCCGATGCCGCCGCCGTGATCCCCGACGGCATGGTGATCGAATTCGTGAAGGCGGAGGTCTCGGGAAGCGCGGACCTCTACGAGAAGCTGCTGCGCTACCTGGATGAGCGGGTGACCCTGGCCGTCCTCGGCCAGACGCTCACCAGCGGGCAGACCAAGGGCGGGGGGGGCAGCCTGGCCTTGGGGCAGGTCCACAACGAGGTCCGCAAGGACATCATGCGGGCCGACGCACGGCAGCTTTGCGCCACCCTGGCCCGCGACCTGGCGCGCCCCCTGGTGGACTTGAACCTGGGGCCTCAGGCGCGATACCCGAAGATCCGGCTCCAGATCGACGAGCCCGAGGACCTGGAGGCTCTCTCCGCGTTCCTGGAACGCATGGTGCCCCTGGGCCTCGAGGTGGAGCAGTCCGTGATCCGGGACCGGGCCGGCCTGCCCGATCCCGGCAAGGGCAAGGACGTGAAGTTGCTGCGTCCGTCGGCACAAGCCGCGCCAAACCAGCCGCAGAAACCGGACCAGCCCGTACCGGCGGCCCAGGCAGCCCACGCGCAGGCCCAGCCCGGACCCGACGCCCTGGACCGCCTTGCCGAGCAGGCGCTCTCGGACTGGGTCCCCCAGCTGGCCCCGCTGGCCAACCCCCTGATCCAGGCGATCGAGCGGGCCCAGACCTACGACGAGCTGCGGGCCGCCCTGGCCACGGCCGCCCAGTCCATGGATCCCACCGCCCTGGCGGAGGTCCTGGCCCAGGCCTCCTTCGTCGCCTCCCTGGCCGGCAACACGGGAGCGGACCTTGCCGATTGAGCTGAAGCTCCAGCCGCCCAAGGAGGCCGTGGAGGCATTCGCGGCCCGGGGCCTCCTGGTCACCGGGTCCTGGCAGTCCCTCTGGCAGGAGGAACACGCCCGGGCCTTCACGGTGGCAAACCTGACGCGGATGGACCTGCTCCAGGAGGTCTACTCGGCGGTCGACCAGGCCATCAAGGGCGGCCAGGACTACCGGGCCTTCGCCAAGGGCCTGGTCCCCAAGCTCCAGGCCGCCGGCTGGTGGTCCCAGCCCGTGCCCGAAGGCAAGCCCCTGACCCCCTCCCGGCTGCAACTCATCTACGACGCGAACCTGCGGGTGAGCTACGCCGCCTCCCAGTGGGACCGGATCCAGACCCTCAAGCAGCGCAAGCCCTTCCTGTTCTACAGCACCATGAAGGATGTCCGGGTGCGCCCGGCGCACCGGCGCTGGGAGGGGATCTGCCTGCCCGTGGACCACCCCTGGTGGACCACCCACACCCCCCCGAACGGCTGGCGCTGCCGCTGCCTGGTCCTCCAGCTCAGCCAGAAGGAAATGGAGGAGATGGGACTCGAGGTGACGCCGGACGAGGTTCTGCCCACCGGCACCAAGACGTTCACCAACCGCGTGACCGGCGAGGTCACCACGGTCCCGGAGGGCATCGACCCCGGCTGGGCCTACAACCCCGGCAAGTCGGCCTGGGAGAGCCTGGGCCAGCTCGTAGGGCAGAAGATCCTGGCCTCGGACCCCCGCGCGGCCTCGGAAGTGGCCCGGGCCGCCGGAGAGTCCTTCACCGCGCCCCTCTCCAAGCGCCTGGCGCAGTGGGCAGGGGAATTGCAGTCCGGGACGCTCAAGCCCACTGGGAACCAAGTGGTGGTGGGTGCGCTGGAGCCCAAGGTTCTGGATTTCCTGGCAGCGGCGGCCCTAGAACCCGAGACGGCGGCCCTCAGCCTTTCCGACCGGGAGTTCCTGCATATGATCCGCCCCGCCAAGGCGGGCCGGGGCGCTGCCTGGCCCCTGCCCATGCTCCTGGACCTGCCGGATCTGCTCGCCAAGCCTGAAGCCATCTACTGGGACACCCAGGAGAGCGCGCTGGTCTACGCCTGGAGTGCGCAGGACCAGGCCGCCAAGGCCGTGGTGCGCGTGAACTACCGTACGAAATCGGAAGGCTTGAAGATCCGGACGAACCTCATCAAGACCACCGGCCTGGTGGCACCCGAGGACCTGGAGGTAAGTCGCTACCAGAGAATCCAATGAATCGAGGGGCCGCTGGAGG